TGCTATTATTTTGATTTATTTACTTATCCAACCGAACTTAAAAAAGTCAAAGTGGCCATTGTCATCGCCGTACTTCAGATATTCCTTGGCGATCTCTGAACCATACTTGTCTTCGATGTCTTTATAAACACTGCCAGCAAAAACCTCGTCCATGATCTGGAAGAATAAACTCTTGTTCATGCCTCCACCATCTTCGTTGGCGTAGTTAAAAGATTGCGTCTCTTCTTGTTTCTTCATGGGCATAGTATACAATAAGCAGCTCACAATTAAAAGCTTTTTTTTGTACTATTTAAACTTTTTTGCATAGGGGAGGGGTTTTCTGAAAATTTTTGACTTTTGTACTTGACACACAAAGCGCGGGGGGTGGTGAATACTATATAGAAAGTTATTTTTATAAATTAGGGGATGCGCCATATAATAAAATACAGCTACAAGGTTAGAACCCGTGTAATAGATAAAAACCAATGGCAAAAGACAACAGCTTATTATTGGGTCATATTGAATTGACAAAGAAACAAAAAGATTTTTACGACATAATGACTGACGATAAAACACGGATAGTGTTTGTTGGAGGTCCAGCAGGAACAGCAAAGACATTTTTATCGGTTTATAGTGCATTAGATTTATATAATAACGACAAAAACTTAAAAATATTATATTTGAGGAGTGTTGTTGAGAGTGCGGATAGGGGGATAGGTTTTCTGAAAGGAGACATTGATGATAAGTTTGGGCCATATATGGCACCCCTTTTAGATAAGATTGATGAGTTATTAAATAAGCCAGAGAAAGAGCAATTAAAAAATAAAAGGGTACTGGAAGCGGAACCGATAAACTTTTTGCGCGGATGTACTTGGAGAGATAAGGTGGTTATTGTTGATGAGGCTCAGAATATGAGTGTGAGAGAATTGACTACTGTGCTTACAAGGATAGGTCGTGGGAGTAAGTTGTTTATATGTGGAGATAGTTTGCAGAGTGACATTAGGAATAGTGGTTTTGATAGGCTTAAGTCTTTATTTGAGGACGAGACTAGTTCCAAAAAAGGGGTATGTAGTGTATCATTTGGGAAAGAAGATGTGATAAGAGATAAAATTATCAGTTATCTTGTAGAAAAAATTGAATTATTAACCCCGAAACAATAAAATTTCTATATGAATAAAGTATTTTGTTCTTCCTGCGGCCACAAGAATGTGTACGAGGTGACTAAACCAAAGTTTTGTGCTGATTGTGGCGCTCCTATTGGGTTATCCTCTGCCCTTCCTGAAAAAAAAGTGGAAGCCGACATTGAGTATGAGGTAGAACAACCTCGTAAGCTTGATCTTAGGAGATTAAAAAATGATATTGTTGCCGAAGTTGGGGATAACCAAGGAACTACTCTAACTGATTTGTGGAAATCTGCTACTCCAGATTCCACTAATCGTTTTGATCGTCCAGCGCCCAATCTACCTGATGGTGAAGCTATGATCAAACAGAGTCAGGCTGATTGTGCTTCCTCAAGAGTTCAAGATATTGATGGATAAAAGGTACGAAGACCTTGTCCCAGAGATAGAAGCACTTTTAAATAGATATAGAGCGAAGTGGCAACTTAACTCTCTTGCGTGGTTAGATTATGACGATGTGTCTCAAATAATTCGCGTTCATTTATTTAATAAATGGCACCTATGGGATCAGAAAAGAGCATTTAAGCCTTGGGCTTCTATGGTGATGGGAAATCAGATTAAAAACCTGATAAGGAATCATTATGGTAATTTTGCTAAACCTTGTCTAAGGTGTGACCATTACATGGGGGGTGAAGAATGTGCTATGACTAAAAGTGGCAATCAAGATGATTCATGTTCATTATTTTCTAAATGGAAAAATAAAAAACAATCTGCTTATCATTTAAAGATGGCGGTATCTTTGGATTCTTTAATTGCGGTTAAAGATGAGGTTTTTGATGAAGAGTTTGATTATGATACCAAATCTTCTAAGATTCACGGTTTAATAATGAAACAATTGGGGGATAAGCATAAGGAGATATATAGGTTGTTATACATAGAGCATTGGGATGAAGAAAAGGTGGCTCAGAAGTTTGGGTTTAAAAAAGACACTAGTAAGAGAAAAACCCCTAGATATAAACAAATAAATAACTTGAAAAAGAAATTTTACAACATAGCATTGAAGGTAATAAAAGAGGAGGATCTATGATATACGACTTAACAGAAGAGCAGAAAGAACAGATTTTAAAACTATTTAAAAAGAACCCTGACTTAATGTTTATAACCCGGAAGATATTTAATGATGAGAATATTGACGGTAGATCTAAACAAGGCAGAGCGGTTAGGAAGTTTCTAGCTCAACAAGATAAAAAAGCAAATACTACATTGTCCCCGAAGGTAGAGCAAATTTATTTAAATAAAGAACAAAAAGAGTTCTTAATGACTGATAATGTTGAAGCGGGGATGAATGCTTTAGAAATAGCCAGACTTACCTTCAAAGATAGGGGTATACAGTCGTTGAGCATGAAACATCGAGTTATTGTTGATTTCCTAAAAACTTATCGTCCTGAAATAGTTGATGACAATGAAATAGTGACAAAAGAAAAATGGGTAGCTCCAAAATCACTAAGCAGAGCTATCACTAAAGTAAATAATTTTTGCTCGGCACAATTAGAAGAATTATCCCTTCAAACAAAGCAAAAGAAATTAATAGAGCAATTAATCATATATTTACGTAGCCCAAGGTTCAACCACTTCATAAATCAATATACAACTCTAGCTGACCGCAACTTATTCGAAAGTGAGTTTGTTAGGGCTGTTTGGGATAAGCCTGACCTAACTAATGACGAATTGAACTTGTATGTGACCGTGTGTACCAACTACGTGCGCCAAAAACACATCCAGCAGCGCATTGACAAGCTTAATGCACTACTGGACGACCAAGACAACGAAAGAGACATCACAATGCGTCTGACGGAGATTATCAAGGCTACTAGCGATGAGCTTAACCAGTGCGAAAAACGGATTGAATCCTTGACGAAGGATCTTAATGGATCTAGGACTGCTCGACTTAAAGCTAAGGGAGAAGAAAACGGATCTATCTTTGCTTTGGTTGAAGCGTTCCAAGAACGAGAAGAAAGAGACCGTATGATCATGATGGCTGAACTCCAAAATAAATTAATTGAAGAAGAAGCTGACAGGTTGGAGAGTATGGACGATTATAAAGCAAGGATATTGGGGATATCCAAAAAAGAATTGTTATGAATAACTTTGTTTGTAAAGAATGTGGTAAGGCTTACGATAGCCGAAGAGGGTTCCACGCTCACCTAAAAGCACACAGCGTTTCCATAGGGGAGTACTATGTGGAACATTACGCCAAAAGAGATTTATTTACGAACGAGCTACTAAAATTTAAAAACTACGACCAGTATTTTATGGAGGATTTTAATCAACCAGAGAATTACATGTCTTGGTTAAAAACAACCTCACCAATAAAAGCTAAAAATCACCTTATAGAGTATACAAAAAGAAAATTTGGGAATAAAGATGTTAAGTTTACCCCTCCTGATCTTTACTATATGTTAGCTAAACTACCGAATATAGATTACTATAGAAAAATGTGGAGTTCTTACTCTGACTTTTCAAAAGATTTAGGCATAGAGTCTTGGTTCTCTAAAAACCTACCAAAAGACTTCTGGGAGAAGAACCACAATGACCTTCCTATTTTTGTAGATACAAGGGAGCAAAAACCACTAAAATTTGAAAACGGCGTAAGCAACAAGTTAGACTTCGGTGATTATACAGCCGCAGGTAAATATTACTCAAAAACATTCGTAGATAGAAAAGCACAAGATGACTTCAGGCAAACATTCGGGAAAGATATTAAAAGATTTAGGCGGGAAATGGATCGTTGTGTCCAGTTTAATTCTTACATGTTCATTGTTGTCGAGTCTTCTATTGAAAAAATCGAAGAAGACAACAAAATATCGAAGTTTAAATCGAACCTAGGTTATTTGTGGCACAATGTGCGAGATCTAATGCTCGATTACCCAGAGAATGTACAATTCATTTTTGCATACTCAAGGGCGGGAGCTAAAAAGATAATCCCCAAAATATTATATCACGGCCAAGGCTTATGGCATGTTGATGTACAATATCATTTAGAGAAAAAAGTTCATGGCATGGCAGAAAGGAAAACAGCGGTATCGTAATGATTACTCCGCTACGGAATTTAATTCTTATTTAAAAACACTCGACGGCGACTTGCCTGACGAGGAAGCAAAGTATTTATTATATAAGTTCTTAAGGGCTAATATTGCATTTACCTCTGAGTTATTTTTAGGGGTAAAATTATTTCCATTTCAGGCTATGGCTATTAAGGGGATGATGGTATCGGACTATTCTATGTTCGTATTCTCCCGTGGTATGTCTAAAACATTTTCTACAGCTATTTATGTGCTACTTGAGTGTCTTTTAAACCCTACCGCAAATATAGGTGTTATTGCAGGTAGCTTTAGGCAATCAAAACAAATATTCCAAAAGATGGAGGATATACTCAGCAAGCCCGAAGCAAAGTTAGTAAAAGAGTGCGGAGTTAAAATCACGAAAGGAACTGACCAATGGACCCTCAAAATTGGTAATAGCCGTGCGATAGCCCTTCCGTTAGCTAATGGAGAACGACTGCGTGGATTTCGATTTAATAGGATAGTGCTAGATGAGTTCTTAACAATACCAGAAAAGATATTCAATGAAGTTATTATTCCATTCCTTGGCGTAGTGGAAAATCCAATTGAAAGAGAGGAACTGCATAAACTAGAATCCCGCCTAATCGACAAGGGCGAGCTGAAAGAAAATGAAAGGTATGTATGGCCTAATAACAAACTTATAATACTTTCATCTCCATCCTTCAAATTTGAATACATGTTCAAACTCTACAAGAAGTATGAGGGGCTTATTCTTGGAGAATTTGATTTAAATAAAGATGATGATGAAGAGCAAGCTGCTGATGATGCTTATAGATTAATTATGCAATTAAGTTATGATTGTGCTCCTACTAGGCTGTATGATCAAAACCTGCTTAAACAAGCTAAAGCTACGATGTCTGAGATGCAGTTCAAACGAGAGTTCGGTGCTCAATTTGTAGATGAGAGTGATGGTTACTTTAGATTATCTAAAATGGCGGCTTGCACTATTGCTGATGGAGAATTTCCTGCTGTTGAAGTTGTAGGTAACCCAAGTGATGAATACTTACTTGCTTTTGACCCTAACTGGGCTGGCAATACAAGTGCTGACCACTTCGCTATGCACGTATTTAAGGTTCTGAAGGACGAACAGAAGATTTGCCTTGTTCATAGCTACGCTTTGGCTGGAGTGTCCTTAAAAGACCACATGAGGTATTTTCTCTACCTTATAAAATCTTTTAATATTGTCGGTATATGCGGTGACTACATGGGAGGAGTCCAATTTATTAATTCTTGCAATGAAAGCCAATTGTTTAAAAGAGCAAAAGTTGATATAGGAATTATAGAAGTGGATTTAGAAAAACCCGATCAATGGCACAATGATATACTTAGTTTTAAGGGTCAATATAATCAGAAAGAAAGGAGGTATTGTATCTTAAGGAAACCTACAGTTAACTGGATCAGAAGTGGCAATGAGATGTTACAAGCAGCTATAGACCATAAAAGAATACTATTTGCTTCCAGAGCGGTAGACGATCACTTTGATCAACAAAGGAAAAAGAACTTACCTATTGATGAGATAAAGTGGGATAATAAAATTACAGCTACTTCCAAAGGAGCAAAAATGATTGACTTCCTTGATCAACAAAAAAGTAACATTGAACTTACAAAGTCAGAATGTGCTAACATTGAGGTCACCACAAACCCCCAAGGTTCACAATCGTTTAACTTGCCTCAAAACATTAGAAGACAAAAAGGGCCGAATAAAGCTCGTAAAGACTCTTATTCTGCTTTAATTTTGGGGAATTGGTTTGCCAAAGTATATTTTGATTCTTTACATGTTGAGCCTAAGAAAAAACCTACTGCTTCATTTATACCGTTTACTATTTGAAAAGTTATAAAG